TTCCATAGCAGAGTCAGATAAAGAATCTTGCTCTGTATGTGGATCATCTATAATAAGCAAATCGGCCCCTCGACCTGTGATAGATCCGCCAACACCCGCTGCAAAGTACTCACCGCCATGGTTAGTCTCCCACCTGCCTTTTGCTTTACTGTCTTCTCGAAGTTTAACATCTCCAAAAATTTCTTTATACTCCTGGCTATCAATTAAGTTTCTAACTTTGGAACCAAATCTACCAGCTAGTTCAGCGTTGTGTGAAACTTGCATAATTTTTTTCTTAGGGTACTTCCCTATAAACCAAGCCGGATATAAAAAAGATGCAAATTCAGATTTTGTATGACGGGGTGGCATATTCACAATGAGCCTTCCTTGTTTTCCCCCTGCAATTTTAGTTAACTCATGAGCAATATGTTGATGGTGGCCCCACTTTTTTGGGTCCTTTTCTTTTCTACAAATAAAATCTGGCCAAACTGCTTGAGCAAAATATAAAAAATTATCTTGACATAACTTAATATGTTGAATGTAGGCTTGTTCTACACGATCTCTTAATTGATCATTTGTTAGTGTATCGAGACTCATAAGTAATTGATAGTTTATACATGTGTATTCCTGATTGTAAAGGCAAGCGTCAGGTACCATAATACGCCAAATAAGAGGGGTGGGGGTAAGCCTGTACAGGTAAGAGTTTTTGTGGGGGTTTGGTACCTCTATTGAGGTGGGGAATGGTGGCGACCTAGTCGCCACCATGAGAGAGTTGTTAGTCGTTTCTAGGTGGTTGGTTGCCCATAAGTAAGTTCATTACATCACCCATTTTAGAGAATATTCTCTCTCTAAAATCATCAACTAATGGGTTGCCATTGTTAAGCAATATAAATTCCTCAACTGCACTTTCCATGAACTTATAAAGTATTTCATAGTTAAGCGACTTGAACTTGTCATCACTCATCAACGATTGGATTTTACTATTATCAATGTCGTTGCCTAAATGTTTATCAAGCATAGTTGAAAACAATTTAGATGGTAAGTTATTATTGTCATTGTTATTTGGCATTAGTATTTCCTTTCTTTATTTTTTCTAATGTATCATTGAAAGGCTTGAACTCAAGCGTTTCTATTTGTTTATAAAAGCCATTAACCAACAACTGCAATTTATAATCGCCACTGTTTTTAACGTGTTCAATAAATGACTTACTATCAAATCTTCTTTGAGTTCGTTCAATCTTTTGAATGTAAGAACTGTTATCAATGATGTAGACGTTTTGTTTAAGTCTATCAAAGATACCTTTCACAACTTCTTTAGTATCTGCTTTTAAAGTTTGATACTTGTTAAGTAAGTAAGCTTGATTGATGTATGCTTTAAGCACTCTAACATCTGCCTTGCTCACTGCGTTAGCTTTTGTTTTTTTTGCGTTTTGCATTTTTATTTCCTTATTGTTTTATTAATTTATAAGATAATAATTTATCTTATCTGGATAAGATAAAGATTTTTACAAAGATTGATACAAAAAAATAAACTTTATTTTAATTTAATTTAGATGTGCTTGTGAATAACCCTCACTGATTTTTAGTGAGGGTTTTTATATTTAAGAAGTTTTAGTGCTGGGCACTGGTGCTGGGCACTGGTGCTGGGGGTTAGTCTAATACAACAAACGAGGCTACAACGAGGATTACAACGAGGATCAGCATTGTTCCTCCTGCTTTTTGTTGGGTTCTTTTAGATGTCCTATCTCATGCAAGTAGTCATACGAGGTATTCATAGTGCTTGTGAAATGTCTAGTCCTATGTTCTGATGGTGTGTCCTCATCTGCGTGCATACACATCTCTGCGAGCAATCGCTTCAGCTTGTGATTTTGTTTCTTTATGTTCTCATGTTCAATCGCCTTGTTGCTTGATTGTACTTCTTCTATTAGTCTATCTGTTTGGTCTGTCATGTTATCTCCTTTTCCTTTTGTGTATCACACTCCTCTTGGTCTAGCAATAAAAAATTTAGAATAATGTGCGAAAGCAAAATCGCCAGGTGCCAGTCCCTAAAGGAAGAAGTAGTTTACTAACCGAACGCATAGCAAACGAGGAACGAGGTATAGAGATGTGTGAACCCAACAGGAGCTACTCAAAAGATTCACACACCGAACGTGTTAAGCCGTTCCCTAATTTCTGGCACGCCAGCGCCAGCCGTTAAGGAATAGCCGTTGGCTATGCGTAAAGCATAGCCAACGAGAAACGAGGATTTACCACCAACAAGTATAATAAACGCACTCGCCTTTTTCTACTACTTTTCTAGCCTTCTCGACAAAGCCTAAATCGTAAGCCTTCTGCTCTTTCTTTTCCTCGTCATCATAGTCATAACTATCTTCGCCGAAAAAGAACCCACATGTTTCAGGCAAGAGTTCGCCCTCTATAGCTTGCTCGAGTTCGTCAATCATACCTTCGTTGAGCCAAAGTCTTTCACAATTAAACTCTTTGTCCCCATAAGGATTTTGTTCAACAAACTTATTTTGAAACCAACCATGTAATCGGTTGTGCTTTCTCCAATAAGCCAACTCCTCTCTGTTGTCGTCTTTTATTTCTTTTTTATCTTCAACAACATTCTTGGTCTTGTAGGCATACATGTCTAAACCCATGTTCATCTCCTTTGTTAGTTAATATCCTTATGCTTATCATAGATGGGATACATGTCAAACATTATTTTCACCATATTTTCCACCAATATCTCACCTGCTCTGACGCCCCAGCTCCCCAGTCCCCAGCTCCTGTAGTACCCATCACCAGCAGTGCCACGGAGATCCAAACGAGGAACGAGGTCGCCTCTGGATAAAGTATTGAAAAGAACACGAGGAATGCAATTAGGAACAAGCTTCTACCTCTTTATCGAAAGCAGCCAGCTTCTCTTCCCGTGCTGAATCATCTAATTCCTGAGCCAGTACTTCAACGGCAAACCAAACGAGGTCGTTCTTCAGTATCGTCAACGAGGAAGGGTCTTTGCAAATGTTGTAGAGCTGCAGGCCATTCTTGATCCCAGCTGCATCCGCGGTGTCTGTTAGGACCTGCCAAATCTCATCCTCATGATCATCATAAAACGAGGACGTCTCGTTGTAATAGATCAGGCCCCCGATGCCACCGGCGCAGCCGTGTTTCGCAATGTCTGAGATTAGAAAACTTTCTTCCTTCTCTCCTTCAGTTAACCATTCTTTAATTGTGCTAGTCATCTTTCACCTCCGACTCTTTCCATGTGTTACCGTTGGCGATGCATGGTGTGCCCTTGGCACCTGTCAGTGCGTATACTTTGTCTTCTTTAGGTTTGTCCTCTTCTACTTTAATATATTCTGTTCCGTAGTATTCGTTCATCTGTTGTATTAGTTTTTTACTTATAGTCATATTTTCCTTTCAAAAGTAAATCACACCTGTCGCTAATAGTAAGCCGACATACGCTGTGATAAATATTAATATATGTGTCATCCCATTATAGATAAGATGTCTTGGTCTAGATGTCAAGCTTTTATTTTTTTTATTTTGAGCTGGATAAAACAGGATCCTGAGCTGCTGGTTCCAGATGGTAATGGATCGGTGAGGAGTGGTGCCTCACAAACGAGGAACGAGGAATTGGTAATCCTCACAGGACACAGGTTCTTCTGTGGACGCCAGTGCCCAGCTCAGGATGCCCAGCTGCAGGGGGCTCAGGAGATATAACTCAAACGAGGATTAGAAACGAGGAATGGAAAACGAGGATTTAAACCCCTGTGCCAGCAGATGAAGACTGGCCAGGAGCGAAAGGAAATATGTATGCGAACACACAAATTTCTTTAGTATTAAACGAGGATCCGACTTATGTCAAGAGTTATTTACCAGCAGGTTCCTCAGGAGCTGCCAGCTCTCACCAGGCACCGGGTCGGTGAGAGTTAATAATAAAACGAGGGAACGAGAAAACGAGGATGCGGACGAGGGATCCACCTCACCGGCCACTCTGTAAAGTTTCAAAGCTCTGTGCGAGAGGGCCTGATGCAGCACGAAAACGACACCTCCATGTCTTTGGTATTCATAACACCATGCCATTTGGAACTTAGACAGGATAGGAAACTTGTCCTCTGTAGACTTCATTTCTATCCAAAAAGAATGACCATTACCACACCCGTGAATGTCAGGTATACCTTGAATAGTATCG